ACCGACGCTGACGCCGACATTATCGAAACCTTCCTAAACGACCGCGCCGCCGACAACGCCAGCTTCGACTGGACCCCACCCGACACCTCCACCTCATACAAGTGGATCTGCCCCAGCTGGACCCGCGAGATGTACGACTTCCAGCGCAGCAAAGTTGACGTCACCTTCCAACAAGTATTTGAACCCTGATGGCGTATTCAGCCTGGGCTAGTTCAACCGCTTATGCCGTTGGCGCGATTGTCCGCGCCACCAGCCTGCAGGCATCCGGCCTCGTCTTCCAATGCACCACAGCTGGCACCAGCTCCAGCACCCAACCCGCCTGGCCAACCGACATTGGCAGCACCATCACCGATGGCACCGTCGTTTGGAAGGCAATCAGCAGCGTCTACGAAGAACTCGCTGCCCTGGCCCCAAGCGCCATCATCGAACTGTTCGAACTAACGCTTGACGCCGCACTCCACGGCAGCAGTGACACCTACCGCTGGCACAACGGCTGCAACGCCAACGTCACCGGCAACATCATCTGGAACGGCAACACCTACATCCGCCTACCGATCAAGGCCGAAGGTTTCGACTACAGCAACACCGGCACACTGCCCCGCCCCACGCTGACCATCAGCAACATTGACCAACTGATCACCAGCCTTCTGCTGCTGGTCAACGCCACCACTCCCGGCAACGACTTGGGCGGCGCCACGGTCAAACGCATCCGCACACTGAAGAAATACCTCGACGGCGAGCCTGGTGCCGACCCCCACGCCAAATTCCCAGACGAAATCTGGTATGTGGACCGAAAAGCCAGTGAAAACCGCGAATCCGTCTCCTTCGAGCTAGCCAGCAAATTTGACCTGGCCGGCGTGATGATCCCCAAGCGTCAGATCATCGCCAACATCTGCCAGTGGCGTTACCGCAGCACCGAGTGCGGCTACACCGGCAGCAACTACTGGGACGCCAACGACAACGTGGTCGGCACTTTGGCCCAGGACAAATGCGGAAAACGCATTAGCTCCTGCAAACTCCGCTTTGGTGCAGCTGGCGAGTTGCCCTTCGGATCATTCCCCGGCGCCGGCCTCACCCAATGAAACTCACCAAAACAGTCCAGGAAGCTGCCCTGGAACACGCCAAAACCGAGTTCCCGCAAGAATCCTGCGGCCTGGTGGCCGTGGTCAAAGGCCGCAAGCGGTATTTTCCCTGCCGCAACCTGGCCGAAACCCCGGACGAGCACTTTGTCCTGGACCCCGCCGACTATGCCGCCGCCGAAGACCAGGGCGAAATCGTGGCCGTAGTACACAGCCACCCCAAAACCAACCACGCCCCATCCCAGGCCGACCGCGTTGCCTGCGAAAAATCTGGCCTGCCCTGGCACATCGTCAACCCTCAGACCGAACAGTGGGGCTACTGCGAGCCCGAGGGTTTCGAGATGCCCTACGTGGGACGCGAGTTCGTCTTCGGCGTTGTGGACTGCTACACACTCTGCCGCGACTGGTACAACCGCGAGTTCGGCCTGAACCTCAGCGACTACGACCGCCGCGACCAGTTCTGGCTCAAGGGTGAGAATTTATACCTAGACAACTTCGCCAACGAAGGCTTTTACCCAATCCCCCTGGAAGAACTGCAGTACGGCGACGCGATCCTGATGCAACTCCAGTCACCGCTGCCCAACCATGCGGCCATCTATCTAGGTGACCAACTGATCCTGCACCACCTTCAGGGGCGCTTGAGTAGTAGAGATGTGTTTGGCGGCTATTATCTGAAAAGCACCGCCCGAGTCCTGCGGCATGAAAGTCGTTAAGGTCTACGGCGCACTCCGCAAAAAGCTGGGTCAGTGCCGCTTCCAGTTCGAAGCCGACACGCCAGCCCAAGCACTCAAGGCACTTTGCGTCAATTTCCCCGGCCTCGAAAAGTGGTTAATTGACAGCGAAAAAAACGGCGTAAGTTATCGCGTAACCCTCGGAAAAGAAAAAATTACCGAACAAAACATTCCCCTAATTATTGCTCCATTTAGTGAGCGCGAAGTTTTTAGCATTACGCCCGTAATCGCTGGTGCTGGTCAGGGCGGCAATCAAATCCTCGCCGGCATCGGCCTGGTAGCCCTGGCGATTGTCGCCGCCCCACTCGGCGCCGGCTTCTTGGGCCTTGGCGCCGGCGCATTTACATCCACGACCGGCGCGGCCCTTGTCACGGGCGCCGCCACCAGTTTCGGCACCACGGCTTTCCTTGCTGGTGCATCCACCTTGATCGGTGGCCTTGGCACAGCATTGATTTTCAGCGGAATCGCGCAGTCTTTATCACCGTCGCCTGTTCAATCCACCTCTACCTATGAGCGCGGACGCGACGCTGCAAAGTTCGAGTCGTTTACATTTTCCGGCATCGTCAACACCGCAAAACAAGGTTTGCCGGTTCCGATTGCATACGGCCGCGTATTTGTTGGCTCCGCTGTTCTCTCCAGCGGCCTTGACGTTGACCAACTGATATGACACGAATTGTCGGCTCTGGCGGTGGCGGTGGTGGCGGGTGTTTCCTGGGACATACGCCTGTATCTACTCCTAGCGGCGCCCGCCGCATTGACGAACTCAAGGAAGGCGATCTTGTCCTGAGTTTCGACGACCAGGGCAAGCTGCACACAGCCCAGGTCCTCAAGGTCCACGTCCACGAAAACGAGCGCGTTATCCGTTACACGCTCTGGGGCGGCGAGCATCTTGATGCCACCCCCAACCACTGGGTCCTCAACCAATTCAACGCTTTCGTCGAGATCGACTCCCTGGGTCCCGACGACTGCTTGGTGGACGGAAACGACCACCTGCGCCCGATCGTCAGCAAAACCGAAATCGGCCCTGGCACGGTCTACAACCTGACGGTCGAAGGCCACCACACCTTCATCGCCAACAACATCCGCGTCCACAATGCCGGCTTGGGCCTCGGTATTGCTGGCGCTGGCGGTGGAGGCGGCGGTGGCGGCAAAGGCGGCGGTGGCGGTGGCTCCAGCCGCACCCCAACAGAATCCGACGACTCCCTCCAGTCCGTCCAATACGCCAGCGTGCTGGATCTGCTGTCCGAGGGCGAAATCCAAGGCATCGAAAACGGCGAAAAAGGCATCTATCTCGAAGGCACCCCAGTCCGCGACGCCGCCAACAACGCCAACTTCGAGGGCTACACAGTCGTCACCCGCACTGGCACGCAAGCCCAGAGTTACATCAGCAACCTGATCGGCACCGAAAGCGAAGAAGCCGTCAACGTTGAAGTTATTAACCCCACTCCGATTGTCCGCACCATCACCGATTCCGACGTGGATCGTGTGCGCGTAACTCTGCAAGTTCCATCACTGCAAATCATCGAAGACGATGGCGACATTGTTGGCCACAGCGTCCAGATCCGCATCCAACTCCAGTACAACGCCGGCGGCTACACAACCGTTGTAGACGACACGATCAGCGGCAAAACCAGCAACCGCTACCAGCGCGACTACATGATCCCGCTGTCTGGTGCGTTCCCCGTTGACATCAAAGTCGTCCGCGTCAGCGGCGACGAAACCAGCGCCAAACGCCAAAACGAAACCTACTGGTTCAGCTACACAGAAATAATCGACGAAAAACTGAGATACCCAAATAGCGCACTGTCATTTTTGCGCTTTGACTCGCGCCAGTTTGACTCAATCCCAACCCGCAAATATTTAATTCGCGGCATCAAAGTCCAGCTACCAAGCAACGCCACTGTCGATACCGTTACCTACCCTGGAAGAGTTACCTACGCCGGCGTCTGGAACGGCACTTTTGGCGCCGCAACTTGGTGCAATGACCCGGCTTGGTGCTTGTGGGATCTTCTCACCAACACCCGTTATGGCGCCAGCATCCCGGCCAGCAGCCTGGACCGCTATGACTTTTATTCAATCAGCCAATACTGTAATGAACTCGTTAGTAACGGCAAAGGCGGCCTGGAGCCCCGCTTCTCCTGCAACCTTCTAATCAACAGCCGCGACGAGGTGTACAACGTCATCCAAGAGATGACCAGTTTGTTCCGAGGCATCGCATATTACGGCGCGGGCTCGCTGGTGCTCCAGCAAGACAAGCCCACGGACGCGCAATATCTGCTGGGACCCAGCAATGTTGTTGACGGTCTTTTCATCTACAGCGGTACTTCACAGAAAGCCCGCCATACCACTGCAACTGTTGCTTGGCAGTCTTACGACACCCTGGGCGAAGTTGAGTATGAATACATCGAAGATGCAGACGCTGTAGCCAAATACGGCATCATCAACAAAGACATCAAAGCCCTCGGTTGTTACAGCCAAGGTCAAGCCCACCGCGCTGGTAAGTGGGCGTTGCTGAGCGAACAAAACCTGACTGAAACCGTCACCTTCTCGGTGTCAATCGACAGCGGCATTATTTTGCGCCCTGGCATGGTGATCGACATTGCCGATCCCACCAAGGCTGGTACACGCCGCAGCGGCCGCATCAGCTCCGCCACCACCACAACCATTACGGTGGATTCCAGCAGCGACCTATCCGTCAACCTCACCAGCAACCCACGCATCTCGGTCATCCTGCCTACCGGCAACGTCGAACTCCGCCCAATCCAGTCCATCAGCGACCGCACCATCACGGTCGGCAACGCTTTTAGCGAAGCACCCAACGCCAACGCCATCTGGCTGATCCAAACCGACGACATCCAATCACAACAATTCCGCGTCCTCAACGTCGCCGAATCCGACGACGGCGTTTACGGCGTCACGGCCCTGCAATACAACAGCAGCATCTACAACGCAATCGAAACCAACAACACCCTCACCACTCGCGACATCAGCAACCTATCCGACGCCCCAGATCCCGTAACCGGCATTGTGGGCACCGAATATCTATACCAAGAAGGTCAAGGTATTTTCTCCGGCTTTACCCTCAGCTGGATCAGCCCCAAACAGCGCGTCACCGAGTTCCGCGTCAAATACCGCATCGACAATGACAACTGGGTGCAAGTTGTAACCACATCCCCATCTCTTCGTGTTCCAAACACACGCCCTGGAACGATTTACGTTCAGATCCAGGCATACAACTACCTCAATCGCGGCAGCGCGATCAATACCAGTCAGTTCCAGCTGATCGGTAAAACAGGCGTACCCGGCAACGTCCAGAACCTGACCTTTGAGGCCATCAACAACAACTCCGGCCGCCTGCGCTGGAGCGAAACTGTTGACCTCGACGTGAAGGTCGGTGGCAAAATCCACATTCGCCACAGCAGCCTCACCGATGGCACGGCCAACTGGAGCAACAGCATTGACCTAATCCCAGCCAAATCAGGTTCCGCCACGGAAGCAATCATTCCGCTGGTTGAAGGCGAAGTGCTGGCGAAATTTGAGGACGACGGCGGCAGACAATCGGTATCTGAGGCCAGCGTCATCATCGACCTGCCGGATGCCATCGCACCTCTTGCCGTCCAAACCCGCCGCGAAGACCAGGACGTCCCACCCTTCCAAGGCACCAAAACATCTGTCGTTTACAACGCTACCTTCGATGCCCTGACGCTTGATAACTCACTGACTGGCACCTACGCCTTCGCCAACACCCTGGACTTAGGCAACACCTATGCCCTGGATCTCCGCCGCTATTTCGTCACCCGCGGTTACTACCCCAACGACCTAATCGACTCCCGCACCGACCTCGTGGACGATTGGCCCGACTGGGACGGCGCTGTTGTGGACCAAGTGAACGCCAAGTTGATGCTGCGCCACACCTTCGACAACCCGGCTTCCAGCCCCACCTGGAGCAGTTGGCAGGAATTTGTGAACGGCACCTTCCGCGCCAGGGCCTTCCAATTCCGCAGTGATCTCGAAAGCTACGCCGCCGACCAAAACATCCTGATCGACCAACTCGGCTACGACGCCACCTTCCAACGCCGCACCGAACAAAGCGACGGAACCGTAGCCAGCGGCGCCGGCGCCAAAAACATCACCTTCACCAACAGCTTCTTCACTGGCACGACCGTTTTGGGTGGCACCAATGCCTACCTACCCAGCATCGGAATTACCGCGCAGAACATGGGCACCGGCGACTACTTCGAGGTCACCAGCGTCAGCAGCACCGGGTTTACTGTTACATTTAGAAACTCCGCCGGCACAGCCGTTAACCGCAACTTCAACTGGAGTGCTGTGGGATACGGCCGAGGCGGTTAAAGTAAGACAAAAGCTGCCCCAGCTCGGCTGTCATGCCCACCCATGACTATGTAATTAGTAACGCCACGGGCGCGGCGGTACGTTCCGATTTGAACGACGCCTTCGCGGCGATTGCAACCAATAACAGTAACGCCACCTCTCCCGCCACCACCTACGCCTACCAGTGGTGGGCCGACACCACCACGGGCCTACTGAAGATCCGCAATGCCGCCAACAGCGGCTGGGTCACGGTCGGCCCCCTCGCCTCCACCGCTTTCGGTCTGGCCTCTCTTGCTGGGGCGACTTTTACCGGCGACGTCGTTCTCGCCACAACCACGGCACTGGAACTGCCAGACGGCACCACTGCCCAGCGTCCCGGCACCCCGATCAACGGGATGATCCGGTACAACACCAGCCTCAACCAGTTTGAGGGCTACAAAGCCAGCGCCTGGGGCGCCATCGGCGGTGGGGCAACGGGCGGAAGTTCCGACGACATTTTCTATGAGAATGGACAAACGGTGACGGCGACTTACACTTTGACTACGGGCAAAAACGCCATGAGTGCCGGGCCGATTACCATTGATTCCGGGGTAACCGTCACTGTTCCCTCCGGCCAGTCCTGGGTCATCGTCTGATCATGCCCATCACCATCAACGGCTCTGGAACAGTCACCGGCATCAGCGCAGGCGGCCTGCCCGACGACTGCATCACCACGGCGGACATCGCGGCCAACGCCGTCACCTACGCCAAAATCGGCACCACTGAGCAGGGGCAACTCTGCAAAGCGTGGGTGAACTTCAACGGCACCGGCACCGTGGCGATCCGCGCTAGCTACAACGTGAGCAGTATTACAGACCACGGGGTGGGGGACTATACGGTGAACTTTGCGAATGCGCTTGCAGATGCAAGCTATTGCGTTTGCGCGGCTAACAACTTTTCCAGCGTTGCGCCTAGTCAGCCAGCGTCCTGGTCAATTCCTGTGGTGTTCGGGACTCGCAGTACGCCTTTCGCTCAAGCACCTATTTCATCGGGATTCCGAATCATCTCCGTCGCTGCTAACGATTTTGCAAGCGCTGGCAATGACTGCGGCCACATGATGATTTCTATCTTCCGCTAACCCATGACCACCATGAAACGCATCATTTACCCAACTCCTGAAGGCGGCGTCGCGGTGATCATCCCTGCTGAATCCGTTGAACTAGCCCTCAAAGATGTCCCCGAGGGCGTCGAATACAAGGTCGTGGACGTTAGCGAGATTCCCGAAGATCGCACCTTCCGTAATGCCTGGGAGTATCAGCCATGAGCATCACTATCAACATCGACAAGGCCAAAGCCATCGGCCATGACATGCGCCGTGCCATGAGATCTGCAGAGTTTGCCCCCTACGACGAGGTGATCGCCAAACAGATCCCTGGTGCTGATGCTGCTGAAGCTGAAGCCAAGCGGCAAGAGATCCGCGACAAGTACGCCCTGATCCAAGACGTGATCGAAGGCGCGTCTACCCCTGACGAAATCAAGACCGCCCTGGAGGCAAACCAATGACACTCAGACTGAACGGCAGCACATCGGGTTACACCGAGATCGACGCTCCGGCGGTGGCTGGCTCGAACACGCTGGTGCTGCCCAGTGGCAACGGCAGCGCCAACCAACTCCTCAAGAACGGCTCCACCGCTGGCACGCTCGGCTGGAGCAGCATGGTGGAGACTCCTACAGGCGTGGGCATTGGCAGCGGCTCACCTGTACGAGCTCTTCACGTTGCAGGCTCCGGTTCATGTGAGGTTGTACTAGAACAAACTAACGGTAAAGCGGATAATAGAAAATACAACCTGCTAGTTGATGGCGGCAGCTCAACTGTCACCCCAAACTTTGTAGTAAGAATACTCAATGACGCCGGATCTGCAGAAACGGTGACTGCATTTAGGTACGATGGAACAACGGGCAATTTTGCTTTCAACTCCGGCTACGGATCCGTTGCCACCGCTTATGGCTGCCGCGCTTGGGTGAACTACAACGGCGGCGGCGCAAGTATTCGCGCCAGCGGAAACGTCAGTTCAGTTACAAAGAATGGCGGTGGTGACTATACAATTAACTTTGCAAACGCAATGCCTGATGCGAATTACTGCGTGTCAACCATAACTTTGGGGAACGATACCGCAGGAACTCAGGCGCAGTGCTTGATTCATGGTAGTAATAGCGGCGGCGCAACCACAATGACAGCCTCTGCTTTGCGCGTCATGACAGGAAGCACCTCGTCGAACTCAGTTTTCGACAAAGCTATTGTTTCCGTCGCCGTCTTCCGCTGAGGCCGTCCCATGAACTACATCATTTATCCCAACGAGCGCGGCGGCGTTTCACTGGTAATACCAACTGGTGAACTTGCTATTGAAGAAGTTGCCGCAAAGGACGTGCCGGCTGGCGTGCCCTACAAAATTGTCGAAGACGATGAATTGCCCCAAGACCACACCTTTTTTGACGCTTGGGAGTACAGCGACGCGGCAATCGTCAACATGGACAAAGCCAAGGCCATCGGGCACGACATGCGCCGCGCCATGCGGGCTGAGGAGTTCAAGCCCCACGATGAGGTGATCATGAAACAGATCCCTGGCGCCGATGCCGCCGAAGCCGAAGCTGCCCGCCAAGCCATCCGCGAGAAGTACGCTGAGATCCAGGACGCTATTGATGCGGCCACTACGACTGATACCATCAAGGCCGCCCTGGAGGTGACCCCATGAGCACCTTAAAAACAACCAACCTTCAACACGCCTCAGCGGCCTCGCCCGCCTTTGTGCTGGCATCAGACGGCACCGCCACCGCGCAGCTCAGCAGCCTTAACGGTGGGGCGCTTGCTGGTGCTCGCAACCGCATCATCAACGGCGACATGCGGATCGACCAGCGCAATGCTGGGGCGAGTGGAACTGCCAATGCATATACAGTCGATCGTTTTGGTTATTACGGTGCAGCAGCTTCAAAAGGAACTTGGCAGCAAAATGCCGGCTCAGTAACGCCACCCGCTGGATTTACCAACTATTTAGGGTTTACTTCGTCATCGGCATACACCGTTGGCGCCGCTGAACAATTTAACTTATATCAACCAGTTGAAGGTTTTAACGTAGCTGATCTGGCCTGGGGGACTGCAAATGCAAAAACCGTAACCCTATCATTTTGGGTCAGATCCTCGTTGACGGGTACTTTTGGTGGCGCTGTGTACAATAATGTCCCAAACAGAAGCTATCCATACAGTTATACGATTACAAGTGCAAATACTTGGGAGCTTAAAACTATTGTAATTCCTGGTGATACTAGCGGTACGTGGCTGACAACTAATGGTGTCGGACTTTATTTAAATTTCTGTCTTGGAGCTGGCTCAACAGTAAGTAGTACCGCTGGATCATGGGCCGCTGGCAGATATGACAGTGCCACCGGAGCCACCAGCGTTGTCGGCACCAACGGCGCGACCTTCTACATCACCGGCGTCCAACTTGAAACCGGTAGTATCGCTACTCCTTTTG